AGGGGCAGCTTCGGTTGCCCCTTTCTTTTTTATTGCTCCTGTTGTATTGTTATCTCATCCCTGACAGTTGCATTGGGCGACTGACTTAACCCTGACAGGAGATTCTCATGGGTAATTCTACGTTTAGCGGACCAGTGCGTTCAGAAGGCGGCTTTCAGGTTGTTTCTAAAAATGAAACAACTGGTGCTTTTACAACTGTAGCGAACACGGCTTCAACAGGCATTGTAACAAACAAATTCGTAAAGCACGTTGGCTTTGCATCTGGAGTTACAGTAAACACAACCGCAGGCGACAGCCCCACGATTGGTGAGTTTACACAACCAGCCGATACAATCATCACTAACATTAAGATTTTTTGTGACGTTGCTCCAGTTATTGGGGAAGGTGATATTGGTTACGAAGTTGGTACATCGTCTTCTGGCTCACAAATTGTTGCGACTCAGGCAGACGAAATCTTGGATGCTGGTACAACCGTTGTTGTACACAACGTAACGGTGACTGCATTAGTTCTTCAGACGCAAGATGGCACGACAGCGCCAGCCTCTGTTCAGTATACAGACGCCGAAAGAACTATCTTCTGCAACATCACTAATACAGTTAATGCGACAACAGCAGGATCGTTCACATTTATCATTGAGTACGTTCAGATTGCGTAATTATTAATTTGGTGGGGTTAACGCCCCACCCTTTATTATAGGAGATTAATATGGCAAACTCTGACGTACAAGTCCGATTTATCCGAGACGAACAGGCGGCAGACCCAAACGGTGTTTCAACGATAGCCGCTGTTGGTAACAACGCCGCATTAACAATTAACGGGGCATTGGCTTCTGGCGGTAGCGTTACAAACGCTTCAGGCAGACAGGTAACAATCTTGTCCGCAGGCGACGATGACGGTATTTCGTTTACCATAGTAGGGACTGATGTAAACGGCGATTCTCTTACTGAAAGCCTTACAGGGGCCGACGATGGAACCGCAACTAGCGCTGGTTTTTTTAAAACTATTATAAGCATAACCGCCGTTGGTGATCCTGCCGGAAATGTAACTGCGGGTATTAACGGAAACGCTGCTGATGTTGTCTTTGCGGGCCGAACTCGTTTTAAGGGTTATTCAATTGTTTCTGGCGGCACGGCTGGAGAGTTAGATTTTCTTAACAGCGGTGTATCTGGAACTTCGTTTTTTAAAGCGCGTACTCTTGGAACAGACAATACAACACAGCATTATCATATTCCTGACGAAGGCGTTCTATTTAAAGATGGTTTCTATGTAACGTTTACCATTGGAACGGTAGACATGATGAACTTCTTCTTCGCGTAGGAGTTGCCTGTGGGCGATAAACCAATCAAGCGCAACAAGACTAATTACCGTCCCACTAAATCTGGGGCGGGAATGACTAAGAAAGGTGTGGAGGCGCACCGAAAAAAGAACCCCGGATCAAAGTTAAAGACCGCTGTTACGGGTAAGGTTAAGGCCGGAAGTAAAGATGCCAAGCGACGCAAGTCTTATTGCGCCCGTTCTTTGGGCCAGATGAAAAAGTTTCCAAAGGCTGCAAAAGATCCGAACAGTCGTTTGCGCCAAGCTCGTAAAAGATGGAAGTGTTAATATGACAATAAGCCGTGGTCAAATGAACAAACAAATCACTACTTCTCCTCGCAAAAAAGTCGCTATGCCCAGAGGCTTGAGTTATTTTAGAAACGGTGGAGAAGCTTCAAAAAAGTCTAAGGGCAGTAAAATATGTCCTTCTGGAAAAGCGTGGGCCAAGAGAACTTTTGATACATACCCTTCTGCGTATGCAAACATGGCGGCGTCTAAATATTGTAAAGACCCAAATTATGCTAAGAAAAGTAAAAGAAAGGGAGGCTAATGTTAAGTAAACGTAACAATACAAAAGTTAAGAAGGTTGTGAAGGGGTTGAAAAAAGCTTCAAAGCTTCATGCTGGACAAGCAAAAACCCTAAAAACAATGCTGCGTTCTCCTAGAAAGAAAAGTTAAATGGGCGAGCTAAAGAAATGGCGCGAACAGAACTGGGTTCGAATAGGCTCTGACGGGTCTATTAAGGGACCTTGCGGCACTTCTAAAGACAAGAAAAACCCTGACCGATGTTTACCTAAAAGCAAAGCTATGTCTCTTTCTAAAGAAGAGCGCCGCGCAACTGCTGCAAAGAAGAAACGTGCAGGCTCAAAAGGCCAACAGGTTGTAAAAAACACAAAGGCTGCTACCGTTACAAGTATGTCTAGAGGGGGTGATCCTTCTGCAACAAGAGCAAAAAGACCTTTTAATGGTAAGAAAATTCCCGGAACTGTGGTAGCTAGAGGTTGTGGAAAAGTATTAACCAGTAAACGCAAACGAACAAAAGGATCTGTTTCATGAAAAAGATGAAGAAAAAAGGCTACGCTAAAGGCGGAGCGATGATGAAGAAAAAAGGCTACGCTAAAGGTGGGGTGGCAAAGAAGAAGCCTGTTGTGGCAAAGAAAGCCGCTGGTGGCGTTATGAAGAAAAAAGCTGGCGGCGCGATGATGAAGAAAAAAGGCTTTGCTAAAGGCGGCGCGATGATGAAGAAAAAAGGCTTTGCTAAAGGCGGCGTAGTTAAAAGAAAGAAAAAGTAAATAAATGCCTTTTTTACAAAGTAATATACCGCACTTTAAGTGTTGGGTTCGTCGTGAATTTACGGTCAATCATGAGCGTTATCACGGCGAGTTCCTTCACGCTATGGTCATTGCCGTAACAACAATGCCCAACCGTTGTTTAAGCTTTCAAGTAATCTTTACGGGTTGCGAAGCTGATGAGGACGGCGATGCTAATGTTCATGGCGGTGCAATGTGGGCTCGTATGCCTATAACTGCCTTGGTTGCAGATGAGCCTTTAGAAGATTGGCCCAAGCCTATGGCTGTACACGAGGCACAACCTTGGGACTGCCCTTCACATACACACGCTGTATATACCTTAGACAGGGCTACTCCTTGTCCTTGGATGGCGAAGATAGATGGCAGGTTTTTCCCTGCTAAATATATGTTTACCGTTGATTACACAGATACCGACGTTGCAGATGATCCGGCTCAACACAAACAAGCTCATGTTATGCAGCTATTAGATGCTGATGAGTGGACCGGAAACATTGTAGCGTTACCTAACAATCGTGTGCGGGTAACTCACCCTGCGTGGTTTGAAACCGGAGAAGGCGCTCCAGACTTCAAACCTTCGCAGCATGTACATTATTCTAAATCTGATTTAGACTATACATTAGATGTAACCCAAATATTTGACAATATTTACAGCGAGGAATGAGATGGCGGTTTCTAATAGCGTAGATTTTGATCTTGATGTAGCTGATTATATTGAAGAAGCTTTTGAGCGGTGTGGCTTAGAGGTTAGAACGGGTTACGACCTTAAATCCGCCAAACGATCTTTAAACCTGATGCTTGCCGAATGGGCTAACCGGGGTTTAAATCAGTGGACTATTAAGCAGGTATCTTTGCCGTTAGTTACAGGTATTGCTGATTATCCTGCCGGAATATTAAATATGACAGTAGGGACTGTTAACGCTTTTAGATTGGGTGAAAATATTACAGGTGTAACAAGTGGTGCTACTGCTTCACTAACAAGTGCTACTTCTGCTACTGTTTTTGCTATAACTATACCTTCAGGGACATTTGTTGCGGGTGAAACTATTGTAGGTGAAACAAGTGGTGCTAGTACAACTGTAACTTCTGCGGTAGATTTTTTTAACGTAAGAAGCAATATAGATATTTTGTCTGTGGTAGTTCGGCGGGACGGGACAGACTTTGCTTTGTCTAGGTTAAGTAGAGATGACTATATTAATATTCCTAACAAGACCACTCAGTCTCGGCCTAACCAATTCTTTTTAGATCGTCAGGTTACGCCGATTTTAAGGATTTGGCCTACTCCAGAAAACGACACTGATGTTATTTTTTACAATGCTCTTACACGCATGGACGATGCCGATACCTTTATAAACAATATGGACATGCCGTTTAGGTTTTATCCATGTTTGGCCGCAGGGTTGGCTTATTATATTTCGGTAAAGCGGGCTCCTAATCGTGTTCAGATGTTAAAAGCTATGTATGAAGAAGAGTTTGAACGCGCTATGACTGAAGATCGTGACCGGGCATCGTTTAACGTTGTTCCAAAATACGATTATTACAGGGTGGGTTGATGAGCAAATTTGCAACAGGTAGAAACTCTTACGCAATTTCTGACCGATCCGGGTTCCGGTATCGGTATAGAGACATGCGCAAAGAGTGGAACGGTCTGCTTGTTGGTCGGGATGAGTTTGAGTCTAAACAGCCTCAACTAGGTCCGTTTCGTAAAGTGTCGGATCCCGAGTCCCTCAAAGATGCGCGTCCGGATAGAAAAGAGACCTTAGAAGTTTACGTTGGTATTCCTTTAGTAGAAGAACCGCAGCCCAGACCCACACGGGCTTTTGGTTTTGTAGGAGTTGTTACGGTAGAAATACCTGATGCAAGTCCAATAGCGGTTTTAAGAGGGTTTTTCGCGACGGCTTCTGTTGGCTCTGTTACGACACTAGATACCGCGTTTTTAACAGGTGCTTCCGCGACGGCTTCTGTTGGTGCTGTTACAATTATTTCTGGTAGCTCAACAGCTTCAAGATTTGATAGTACATCTGTAAAATTAGATTCCACCACAAAAACATTTGACGAGGGATAAGACATGGCAAAGCAAGCAGTAGGCATAGGATCGTCGGCTAACGATGGAGCAGGAGATACTCTTCGTGCAGGTGCAGATAAAATTAATGATAATTTTGATGAAGTATATGCAGCTTTAGGAAACGGCACGACACTAACGGACATAATAAATTCTGATGGGATTATAGATGTAAGTTCTGGTGCAAACAGAATTGTGTTTTATTATGCAAATCTTAGCGACTTACCTAGTGCGGGAACATATCATGGCGCAGTGGCGCACGTTCACGCGACGGGAGGGTTGTACTTCGCACACGCTGCCGCATGGGTTAGATTAAATGATGAGACAACTGGACCTGTGACTAAATATACTGCGGGTGTAAACGGATCGTCCGCATTTACATTTACTGGCCCCGGAGCTACTTCTGGCAACAACCCAAACTTTACTTTTTATAAAGGACATACTTATTTGATTGATAATACAGCAAATGTAAGTAGTCATCCTTTACAAATAAGAGTCTCATCAGGAGGGTCTGCTTTTACAACAGGGGTCACTGAGAACTATAACTCTACTACAGGGTTAACACAGTTCATCATACCGCACGAACCAAGCGATACATCTTTAGTGTATCAATGCACAAACCATAGTGGTATGGTTGGAAACATAACAATAGTGTGATGACATGAGTTTTACATACACGCTGTACTACTATTGCACAAACCATAGCGGTATGGGGGGTCAGATTAACACATGAGCTATACTTACACCACATTAAAACAGGCTATATTAGATTATACTGAAAACGATGAAACTACGTTTGTAAGTAATCTTCCTGTTTTTATTAAAAACACAGAAGAACGTATTTTAAAGAATGTTCAGTTGAGTTTGTTTCAAAAGAACGACGCTGGAGCAATGTCGGCTTCTAATAAATTCTTAGGGGTCCCTAGTGACTTTTTAGCGCCGTTTGCTTTGTCGTTTACCAATAGTTCTGGAAACTACGTTTTCTTAGATTTTAAAGATTCCAACTTTATTCAGTCTTTTAATCCTAATCCTGCCGCAACAGGCGCTCCTCGTTATTACGCTCAATATGATTTAAACAATTTTATTTTAAGCCCAACCCCTGACAGTGCTTATGCGGTTGAACTTAATTACTTCTATCGTCCAACCAGTTTAACTAAGAGCCAGACCACGTTTTCGGTGGCATATACTGGCGGAACAGTTTTTTCTGCTGGAGAAACTATTATAGCAACTCCTGCTGGCGCATCTGCGTCTGTCGAAAACTCTTCTTTTGTTGTTACTGGAACAACTGGGGCTGGAAACACAACCTTGACTGCTAACTTCCCTGCGGGAGTCACAAGTTCTTACCCGCGAGGAACAGCGGCTTCAGGAACAGCTTTGGTGGGAAACACCAGTGGGGCTGTTGCGGTAATTAATAGCGTTCCCAGCGGAACAACGTCAGAAAAGATTGTTCCAGACATTACTGAAACTTGGATTAGTGAAAACGCAGACTTAGCTCTCTTGTATGGAAGTTTAATGGAAGCTTATGTATTTATGAAGGGCGAACAAGACATGCAAGCTTTGTATGAGAAGCGTTTTGTAGAAGCTATTATGGGCCTTGGGGGACTTGGCGAGAGCAAAGAGGTTACGGATGAGTATAGAACTGGACCAGTGGTGAGGCAAAAACAATGAACAATATGTCTTTTGGCGTATCAATGTCTAATGATTTTAAGGTGGGAGTGGAAACTACGGATAACCGTGGCTTTACTCCTGAAGAAACCGCGAAGCGTTGTGTAAACAAGATTATAAATGTTTCCGAAAATGCGCCCACCGAAATACGGGATCAGGCGTTTGCGTACCGAGAAGAGGTTGAGAAAGTCGTAGCTATCTATATGAAACAGGCTATTCAAAGTGACCGAACTACGGTATATAATGCAATAAAAGATGCTGGTCAGTTAAAATTGGCAGAATATATAAGGAAAATGTAAATGGCTTTTAATGGAAACTTCTTATGCACCTCGTTCAAAGTTGAACTAATGAAGGGTGTTCATAATTTCACAGTAGCGAGTAACCAGTTTAAACTGGCTATGTATGACAACAATGCTGCTTTTAATGCTGCGACTACTGCATACACCTCTGGCAACGAGGTCAGCGGCACAAACTACACCGCGAAAGGAAATTTCCTGACCAGTGTTACTCCGGTCGCTATTGGTACAACAGCTTTAGTTGATTTTGCGGATGAGGTGTTTTCTAACGTAACCATCTCGGCAGTTCGAGGCGCTTTGATATTTAATGAAGCGGCTACAGGCGATCCAACGGTAGCCGTGTTAGATTTTGGTGCAGACAAAGCAGCTAGTTCTGGCGACTTTACCATTGTATTCCCAACAGCGGATGCGTCTAACGCGATTATCAGGATAGCCTAATGTCTACTAAAGTAGCGTTTATAGGCTGGAACAGTGCAACAAGAGCTTGGAATACAAGCACTTGGAACACGAGTCCTGCTTTTACGCTCACTGCTACAGGGGCTATTGGTCAAGCAGTTCAAGAAGGCGATGCGGTTGTATCTGTTACTGGAGTTGCGGGAACATCTGCACTAGGTAACATCTTTTCTACAAACGTGGGGCTTAGTTCTACTTCCTCAATCGGTGCTATTTCTACAACAAGAGGCGATAATGCTTTTGTTACTGGAGTTGCTGGCACAACCGCCTTGGGCAGTTTCTTTACCACTAACACAATGACTGACGTGAAGATGACGGCCTCGGTTAACAGTGCGACGGCTGAAGCAGTTGGTAAGGCCAATATCTTTGTAACGAGCGTTACTTGTACAGCAGTAGTAGGCAATCTAGCAAACCCACCTTGGGGACAAATCATTCCAGATCAGAACCCTCGTTTTTTAAACATAGCGCCTTCTCAAGACCCTTCTTGGGCTAACATTGAGAATGGCTTCGCAGCATAGGATAATAAAATGGCTAGTACATATCTCAACAATTTACGCCTTGAAGAAATCGGCACTGGTGAACAGTCTGGTACTTGGGGCGACACAACGAATACGAACCTAAAAATAATTGGTCAGGCAGTTGCTTGGGGAACCAGAGCTATTGCAAACGCCTCCACGGACAACATTACGATTGGCGATGGTGCGCTGGACGCAGATAGGTGCCTTGGTTTAAAACTAACAGGTGGCGGACAGGCTTGTACTGTTACTTTGTTGCCAAACACCAGTTCCAAAACTTGGTTCATGTATAACGCAACAGCAGCGGCTTTGACCTTCACATGCGGTAGTGGCGCTAACGTAATCATTCCTGCGGGTCATACTAAAGTTATCGCAACTGACGGTCTGGGTTCAGGCGGCGTGGTTCACGATCTTCTTACAGCGGTTAACTTAGCTGGAACAACCACTGTTGATGACTTGGCAGTTACTGACGATCTGGTTGTTGGCGATGATCTAGGAGTTACTGGATTGGTCACAATCGGTGAAACTCTTGCCGTTACAGGCGTAGTCACAGCCA